CTGACGTTACCATGCGACTCGTCCATCTGTGAGTATAAATTCCTACGCCAATCTCAAGACCGCTCTAGCAAACTATCTGGATAGGTCAGACCTGACTTCCAGGCTGGACGAGTTTATAGAACTGGCAGAGGCAAGGTTCGCAGACGATATACGAATCCGCGCTATGGAAACAACTGCAACCCAGACCCTTACGGCTGGCACTCGCAGTTATTCTCTCCCCACAGGCTACTTACAGGGGCGCAACTTCCAGATAAACACAGATCCCATTACCGCGTTGGAATATATAACGCCGGAAATGATGGATAGAATCTGGGCGGGGAGTAAAACAGGTAGGCCAAGAACCTACACCATTCTGGGAGATAACTATCTCCTCGGGCCTTCTCCTGACTCAGCAGACACTCTGGAGATTACTTACTACAAGGAGTTCACTGCTCTCAGTGGCAGTGCAACAACGAACTGGATAATTCTGAACAGGCCCAACCTTTATTTATACGCCTGTCTGTTGGAGGCTGCGCCTTTTCTCGGAAGCCCGGAAGATGCAGCAACGTGGGCAAGGTTCTATACAGAGGCGCTGGACAGATTACAAAACGCAGACGCTAGAGACAGATTCTCCGGCTCTGCACTCAGAATTATGACAACGGCAGGGAATCCATAATGTTAAGCAATTTTTTAGTAACCCAAAGCGGTGGCACAGATACCGTAACCACCACTATGATTCTGGATGGTACGATTGCCAATGCAGATGTAGCATCTGATGCAGCCATTGATGTTAGCAAGATAAGTTTAGACGATGCTGTCGTATTTAACGACAGTGGCGCAGATAAAGACTTTCGTGTGGAATCAGACGGCAAGACGCATATGCTGTTTGTCGATGGTGGGAACAATAGAGTGGGTATAGGTACTGATTCCCCTTCTCAAACTTTTGAAGTTTTCAATAATACTGCTGATGCCACCATTACTAAATTTTCAGGTGCTGACGGGAATATGTCTTATGTTGGGGGTGCCAGACTAGAGTTCAGCCGTGACGGTGGTTGTTACATTGCTGCTCCCGGCGGTGCTTCAGCAAGTATGATATTTCAAGCTGGCGATGGTTTACACACCAGAATGAAACTTGGTAATGATGGCAGGGTAATCATAGGTGATGGCGGTGCAGAAGACACTGCGGTTGTTTTTGACGGTAACGCTCAAGACTTCTATGTTGGTCTTGATGACTCCGCTGATGATCTGGTCATAGGGCTGGGTTCTACTGTCGGCACAACTCCTGCAATATCCATCAATGAAGATCAGGATGTAACCATTGCAGATGGGGCAATCGACTTTGACGTTGCTTCCCATGATGGCACGAATGGCCTGAAACTTGGTGGTACTTTAGTTACATCTTCTGCTGCTGAACTCAATCTGCTTGATGGTAAGGGCATTGCAGACGAAGATGATATGTCATCAGACAGTGCATCAAACCTTTCTACTCAGCAATCAATTAAAGCGTATGTAGATGCATCGGCAGGGTTAGCCGACAATGCTGTAACTCTCGCCAAACTGGAAGATGGCACACAAGGTGACATTCTCTATTACGGCGCATCAGGCGCACCCGCAAGGTTAGGGTTTGGCACCTCTGGTTACTTCCTCAAGACGCAGGGTACTGGAGCGAATCCAGTTTGGGCTGAGTCGGGCAGTACCACAATCAATACCAATGCAGATAACAGAGTTATTACTGGATCTGATACAGCCGATACATTAAACGGTGAATCTGGTCTAACTTACAGCGCCTCTGTTCTTACGGTTACAGGCAATATATTGCCAGAAGCAGACGGCACAAGGGACTTGGGAGCATCTGGCACGACTTGGGCTAATGTGTACTCCGCAGACTTACACCTAGACAATACAGGCCATGTTGGAAATGATGTAGATGGGTCAGTAGGTAGTTGGACAATACAGGAAGGTTCTGATGATCTTTTTTTGTTAAATAGAAAAAATGGCAAGAAGTATAAATTTAATTTGCAGGAGGTTTGAGTAATGCCTTATTACGGAGATGGAAGCAACCTAACTGGTGTGACAGATACTTCCTCAAAAGATGACATCGCAATCCTTGGATTCAAAGTAGCGGCCAATGGGTCGCTGTCTAAGTACGATTTGGTAGACCAGACGATAGATGACTTCCAAGATGCCTCTGGTGTTGATGCTAGTGCCTCTACAAATGAGGATAGGGATTCGACTGGCAAATATTACAGAGGCTCTGTTGCTGGAACCATAACTCAACACACGGTAGACGGAAGCCACACGGCTACCAGTACAGGAACTGCAACTATTCTTATAGTCGGTGCTGGTGGGGGAGGCGGTGTGGACATATCCGGTGGTGGCGGTGCGGGTGGTGCAAGAGAAATTACGGAATCATTAACAGCGAGTTCATCTTACACTGTCACTATAGGAACCGGTGGCGCTGGATCAACCTCAGACTCTAGTCGCGGAGCAAATGGTGGAAGTTCTGTGTTTAATACAACCACCGTAACTGGTGGTGGTGGCGGCGCATCTAGAAGTTCAGGCAATGGCAGCTCCACTACTGATGGATCTGGTGGAGGTGGCGCGCCAGTCTATTCATCTTCTAACTCTGGCGGCTCTGGCGGCAATTACGGAAACGCTGGTGGTAATACCAGTTCCACCAGCGCCGGGGCAGGTGGAGGCGGTGCTGGTGGTGCTGGCGCTAACGCAACAGGGACGAATCCGAATGCATCGGGTGGCGATGGTGGTGTTGGTCAATTATTTTCTTCATTTACTTCTTATGGGGTATCTGGTTACTTTGCCGGTGGTGGCGGTGGATCATCCGCTTATGCAGACCCGGGAGCCGGTGGTAATGGTGGTGGTGGAGCCGGTGGTGATTACACCCCTAGCGCTGGAACCGCTAACACTGGCGGTGGCGGCGGTGGTGGTGGTGGTGGTGTGAATGGCGCAGCAGGAGGATCGGGTGTAGTTATTGTAAAGGAAGCCAATGTAACCGGAAATCTAACCCTAATCTCAAACGCAACAACCGCAGAAGCCGTACCAACAAAAGGCGACATCGTAATGACCTACTCCAACGGTGCGGGTACAGCAACGGTTAACACAGACATTAAGGGCTGGGTCAGCCGCGATGACGGAACAACCTACACCCAGTTCACGCTAGCAGACGAAGGCGATACAGGTGGCCACATAATTCTAACCGCTCACAACCTCGACATCTCTGGTCAACCTTCAGGTACGTCCATGCGCTACAAGATCACGACGCACAACCAAAGCGCGGCTAAAGAAACACGAATACAGGCTATCAGCCTTGGGTGGTCGTAATGAGTTATGTAGGAAACAAACCAGCCGATGAGGAACGCATGGCATCAGTTACAACGCTTGAAGGATTGCGTCAGGCTGTTAAAACTAAGTACCCGAAGTAATGTGCCTACCAATCGCAATTCTCTTAAACCAGACACCGCTGATTATGTTGGGTTACTAATTTGGCTCTGATTAACGTCGAGAACCTTGGCGAACTTGGAATAGTCAAGGATATCCCGTCTTACCAACTCCCCCAAAATGCCTGGTCAGACGGAAACAATGTTAGAACATTAGACAACGCAATTAAGAAGGTAGACGGATATCAGGAAATTATCTCCTCTTGTCCTGTTACCGCTTACTTTGTTGCCCCTCTGGAAAGTGGATCTAACTATTTCTGGATAGCCGCCGGATTAACCAAAGTTTACGCACATGACGGTTCCTCCTGGTCGAACATAACAAGGCAAACAGCCGGGAGTGACGTAGATTACTCCGCCACTGCTGCTAAGTCATGGACGGCCTGTGTAGTAGGTGGTGTTCTTATCTTGGACAACGGGGTAGATGACCCGCAAGAGTGGCCTTTAACTTCCGGCGCTGCTTCTGCCTCTACCAGACTACAGGATCTCTCTAATTGGCCCGCCTCTACAGAGTGTGAGGTTATGCGGTCATTTAAAACCTTCCTGATAGCTCTGGACGTTACCAAATCCTCCGTAAATTACTCCCGGCTTGTGAAGTGGAGCCATGAGGCGGCAACTCAGGCAACCCCGACCTCTTGGGATGAATCTGACGGCACGAAAAGTACAGGTGAGTATGAATTAGCGTCATCCCCCGGACGAGTAATAGATGGCATTCCAGTAGGGGATAACTTCCTAATCTTCAAGGACGATAGCTGTTACCTCATGTCCTACGTTGGTACACCGTTTATCTTCTCTTTCGATATTATCAGCAGCACTATCGGCTGTCTTGCCAAAAATTGTGCCGCTGAATATGAGGCTGGCGCGTTCTTTATGGGCAACTCCGACCTCTATAGTACAGACGGTAGAACCATTACCCCTTTACTCCCCAACCGGCTAAGAAGGTATCTCACAGACAATCTTTCCGGTACTAACTACAACAGGTGCGTTGTGGTTCCTGATTACACCCGAAAGGAAATGCTGGCCTGTTTCCCGACTACTTCAGCCACATATTGTGATAAAGCAATTATCTGGAATTGGGATACCAACACTTTCACGTTACGCGACCTCCCAGCTATCTCCCATGCGACATACGGGGTAAAGGCTATAGCTTCCGACTACGACTCCAACCTGTTAAATGTTGTTTTCGTAGATCCGGGTAATGCAAAGATATTCCGCGACAATTACGGGAATACAAAGGACGGCACGAATATGACCTCTTTTGTCTCCAGAGAGGGGTGGTCTATGAATGGGGAAGGGATAAATGATACTCACGCTGTTAAACAACTCCGGGCAATTTACCCAAAAATGACAGTCTCCGGTTCTAACACTGTCAACTTTTATGTAGCCGCAGTGATGGACGCGGATGACACAATCTCCTGGGGGTCTGCAATTACATTCGAGCCGAATTCGCAAGGGAAAGTACCCTGTAGAGCAACGGGTCGGTATATCGGTGTGAAGATCGAAAGCACAACAGACGTTGACTGGAAACTCCACGGTTTACAACTGGACGTAATTAACAAAGGTATAAGGGGAGGGCAGAGCTACTAATGACGATGAACGAAGATAAAACCCAACGGTCTATTGTTCGCTACGTTCCCAGCCCGCCCCCGCGTGATCCAGATGCACTTGGGCAATATTTGTACATGGAGTTAAAGAAGATCTCCTACACAATGGACAATCTGAGTAAAAACAGAAATGAGGTTCTGTACGCCTATCCAGAACGGCCCAGAGAGGGTGATGTGATCTATGCAGATGGGGTAAACCTTGATCCGTCTGGTTTTGGAGTCTCTGGACTATTCCATTGCACCAGCTCCGGGCAATGGAGGTGATACGACCTATGCGTGTGGAGGATGCCAGTGCGGTTCTTGCTCTTGCAAAAGAGATGCACCAAGAGGGCGCTTACGCATTTATTTCTTTTGATAATGAGCAATTTGTCAGAACTTTAGCCGACTGTATGAAAAACGGTTTCGCGTGGGTTGGTGAAGCTGACGGAAAAGTGGTTTCCGGGTTTTTAGCTCATACCTCACCTTACTTTTTTTCCAGAGAGAAGATTGCTTGCGACTACGGGGTATTTACGAATAAGGAACACCGTAAGACGCGACTCGCGTTCAGGCTCCTACAACAGTACATAAAGTGGGCAAAAGAACAGAAAGTAAAGGAAATTATGATTGGCGCAAGCAAAGGATTTGAGAAGACGTATGCAGACCGGCTTGGTAAATTTTTACAGAAGAGACTTGGTTTTGAAGAATCCGGTCACTGGTACAAACTGAGGACATAACTATGTGCGGTGGTGGAGCGACAACCAGAACAGAACCGTGGGAAGAACAGAAACCTTACCTTACTAAAGGGTTTGAGGAGGCAGAGGCACTACGGGCGGGAGGCTACCCCTCTTTTTACGGTGGCGATATGGTGGCGGATTTTACTCCGGCTGGAACAGCGGCTCAAACCGGGATTCAAGACTACGTTACCGGGGATCGAGCATTAACCCAGCAGACGAAAGCAGAAGATTCACTGAAAAGGATGTTATCGGGTGATGTCGATGATTCCAAGTTTGATCCTGTTATGGACGCTATGACTCGTTCTGTCATGGGTAAGTTGACCTCAGATATACTCCCGCAAGTACAGGAAAACATTACTCAATACATTCCTGGTGGCGGCAGCAGAGGGGATATTGTGACGGCAAATGTCACTACTTCTGCGACTCAGAAACTCGCAGACGAGGTTTCCAAAAACCGTTACGCAGCGTATCAGGATGCACAACAGTTACAAGCCCAAGGAGGGAATCTGTACCCGTCCATGATGGGAGCGCCAATCTCAGCATACGCTGGACTTGGTGATGTTGGAGAACAACAGAGGGCGCTTGCCCAAGCCGGGATAGATGCGGATATGCAGAAGTACGATTTTAATGCCTTTGCTGGCCGTTCTAACCTTCAAGACTACATGGCTGGAATATCTGGAGATTACGGGTCTAGCGTCCGTAGTCCGGGTCTTATCAGCAAAATATTGGGGACATAGCAATGGCCTGGTGGATTCCAATAGCAGCAGCGGTAGCGGGTGCGGTTGCACAAGAGGGGATGAAACAAACCCCCGGCACAGCAGTAGGCGGCGGGGAGAAAAAGAAATACGCAAACCGCTCCTCTATACCTTCCATAATGAACACCGGGCCGATAGGGGCGATACGGGGAGCTTTCGCCGCACCAAACCCAAACGATTTTGCCACCTCCCGGCAATGGGTAGATCCAAACCGATTTGGCGCATGGGGATCTCCCGGTATTCCTGTAACGGGTGGGGGTAGTGATGACGAATATTACGGAAAGGTGGAAGGCCCAGCCAATCCAGATGCGATGAGAGCGTTAGAACTGGAACAAAAACTCGCTCCGGCTCAGACCATAGACCAAGAGGCATATCAGGCAAAGGTCGACAAAGTGCAGTTCAATCAGGCTATGGCGAAAATTATGCTGGAAATGGGAATGAGTATGCCTGATGGCAGACCAACTTCTGTAGGGTCAAACAGAATTCAGCGCCCGCAATATTCCATGTTCCGTAAGAGGAGAGGTCTGATATGAGTCGCTGGGAGCAACACAACCTTGCTAACCAACTTAGACCCGACCAAAAACGACTAGGATTGTTACGCCAACCTGTCCAAGCGCAATCTGTTCAACCGCGACTTGTTCAGCCGCGGCCTGTCCAACCAGCGTTCCAACCTACGAATGTGATGGATGCGCCTGTGTCTAATATGCCCTCGGCAAGACAGCAGAGGTTAGACAAGTACGCTAACACCCTTACTAATATGTCTCTCTTTGCTACCTTGGCTACCGGAAAATCCATTAGGGATTACGGTGCAGCTTTCCGCACACAACCCACAGATCAGAAGGACAAGGTACAGGATCAGATCTACAGCAATATCGGCGCACTGTTACAGAAAGCGAGAGCCGCTGGTGTAGACCTATCTGACCAACGTAAGGTGTACGAACTTGGAACACAGGCTGGCATTACCGACCCACGCTATATGAAGGTCTTGTTAGATGCCGCGAAGAATTCCAGAGCGCCAGCCAGAGAAACCGATTTTACGAGTTTCTATGATAAAGGGGGGAATGAGAGCCGCTATATTAAGGGAACACAGGGATATTCTGACGCGGTAGAAAATAAAAATCTGACAACCCAAAAACCCACCGCTTATGATCTTGGCACTCTATGGAACGCGAAAGGTGAATCCATAACCTATAAAAACCGACAGCAAGAACTTGCCGCTAGAGAAGTAGGTTTTAACCGCGCGAGTCCACCTAAAGCCGCAGACGCGAAAAAATATGACGCTTTTTCCCTCCACGGGCCGAACGGAGAACGGCGCAAAGGGTACAGAAAACACGTTGACGGGGTTCCGCGTTATTTCTTTTCTGATGACGGCACTGCGGTTCCCGCTAATTGGACGGTTGGCTCTCCTACAGAGGGGGCAGCGGAAGGCACTAACGCATATAAGCAGTATCAAGAAGAAAGTGCATTAATCCTTTCTGCGGAAGAAGCTGAAAGGACTTTTGGGAAGAATAGCTCCGAACATAAACAGGCTTTGAAAAACTTGGAAAGATACCAAGCGAAGCTAATACAAAGAACAGAGACAGGGCCAGCCGGGGCTTTTGGTTTATCCAAGGAGGATGTGGAAGAAGCAGCCGTAGAGGCTGTTTCAGATGCGGTAGATATTTCTACTTTTTCCTCACTACTTAACGATGTTACTAGGCTAGGTAAAGGAGCGGGTGGTATTCGGGGGGTAGCCATAGAGAAAATTGGTGGTGTATTGGGGCAGATTGATCCCAGTTTGGAGGAAGGATTTTCTCAGGTTGTTGGCGGTTTACCCTCCGCAGAGGCGGCAAGCATCAGGAATAGATTACGCATGGCTGTAGTTAGTTTAATTCCCGACTACACCGGGGAAGAATCCGCTCGAATATCTGACCGGGAAAGAATACTAACCGAGGAGGCTTCCAGGCTAACTGAGCCTACTGCATCACCCACACAGATTCGCCAAGCGTTAAAGAATGTTTTGGAACTTAAACTTTCCTCGCAGATGAGGAACATGATGACGATAGGTGTCAGTCCAAGGTATGACTTATCTTCCAAAGATGGCACTAATCGGCTTGGTAATGAACTTGTCGGTTATGGTTTTTCCATAGAGGAAACCAAGAACGTACTCCGACACTTGAAAAAATTGCAAAAGGCTCTGAATGAGAGCGCGGGATTGGCAAATGGTTGATTTTTTCGCCGAACTGGAAGAGGATAAGAAGCCGGTAAGCAATATCGACTTCCATAACATTCTTGACAATCTTGAAAAGGATATTGACCTTCCTGTGGAAAATGCTGGCCCGCCCGGATTGGATGACCTTTTAACCAGATTCAATGTTTCGGGTGGGGTAGGCTACCAAGAAAAGGTAAATGAGTTTAAGGCAGCATATCCTGAAGGTGATCTTGTTTACAAGAGGTTTGATGGTGAGGATAAGCCGCGTCTTGCTTTTCGCAAGACTACTTTAGATAACTGGAGTAAGTTAGATAAGAATTTCTGGGCAGGGGAAGGTACGGAAATTGTTGCTGATTTAGTGGATATTGCGGGCGAGGATTTATATGAAATCCTTGGGGAAATCGGAGCAACTATTGGAACTGGTGGACTCTCTCTTCCACTGCTGATGGGTAGGATCGCCTTGGGGAATGTTGCTGGTAGTATGACTAGAGAGATAGATCAGACTTGGCGTGGAACACAGGCACAAACCCTCCCAGAACAGCTAACTCATGCGGGTACTAAGGCTGGGATAGCTACTGCTACTGGCGGGGCTGTTGAACTTGGGGTTAGAAAATTGCAACATCTCACCGGCGGTGGAGGAACCTTCAAGCAAACTCCAGAAGGGTATGCTGCTGGAGCCGCAGCAAAGAGGTTGGGCGCACCAGATATACCCGCGCATTTATTAGTTGAACATCCTTGGTTACAGAGAATTGGCAAACAAGCTCAAGCTGTCTTACCTGGAATTGATGAATATGTCTCAAATGCTAGGAAATTTAACAAAACTATTCTTGGACAATTAAAAGCGGCGAGAGGTCGCGGAACATTTCGGGGAGATTTGTCTAACTTAGAAGCTGCTTATAGAAATAAACTTCTCCGAATTACCGAGGAAAGTGTAGGTATCCGTCCAGAACTAAATGTTGCAATGGTTGGTGACGAGGTAATGCAAGCCGGGATAAAAGAATACGATAAATTATCTCAATCTATTGTTAGCGGTCTATATTCATCTGCAAGAAGGATAGAGGAGCCTGTCTTTGATCTTGGGAGTCTTAGAACACAGGCGAAAGCAATCTTGGACGGGGAGCGTGGAGCCAAAAGATTTAAGGCTAATGAAAAAACGGGGATTCTTGAAGAAATAGCCGGACGGCAAGCAAGAGAACTAATGGATGCAGATGTCCGTAAGGTTCTAAAAGAGATAGTAGAAACAGCACACATGGAATCAAGGGTAATCAATGGCAGTGTTATTACTCCTACCGACCAACTTAATTATTGGGCTGAAGCTATAGGGCCATATACGGTTGCTGGCAGTGACGGGGTTAGTTACCGGACACAGAAGATTGCCTCTGAAATATACGGTGCGTTGAGAAAGTCTCTGGACAATCCAAAAAACCTTGATTCTTCCCCGCAGTTTGGCGCCGCGTGGGCAAAGGCGCGTCTTGCTGCAAGGCAGAGGTTCGACACGCTGCGTAAAGTAGCTGAAGCTAAGACCACAATACAGCCAATAGAGTACATTCGTAATGCTTACGGAAAGCAGGGGTATGAGAAACTAAGAAATCTAAAAAGTGCGATGCCAACAGGCCGGTTTAATGAAATACAATCCGGCTATCTTAAATACCTTCTTGAGCCTGGACAAATAGATAATCTTTCCACTACTTTGAGAGAGATGCGTCCAGAATTTAAAAGTCTACTCTTTAATAAGACTGAACTGCATCGACTTACTACATTTAGTTCGGTGTGGGATTCCTTTAACAAACTAAATGTGCAGGGTAAGATTTCAAGACAAACCGATTTTCGCGCCCTTATCGGAGATTTAGTTTCCGACCAAAGTTCTTCAAACATTAGTACACTAAAAACCCTTATTAAAGCCGGTGGCGGGCCTAGTTCCCCTCTTGGAAGAAATATTCGGGCCGGGTTGGTCGATAATATACATATCAATTCTTTAGATAAAGACGGAAAAATTAATGCGTCCAAGATGCGATCCATTATCAAGGAGTGGCGCAAAACTGGTGCAATAAAATTACTCCCAATTAGTGATTGGAAAACTCTTCTTGACCTAGCGAAAGTCGAGCAAATCTATATGCAGGGAACTGATGCGGGAACTAGCCTCGTAGCCGCTTCTGCCGCATCGAAGATGGGCCATCTAAACCCGTCTGCGATAAAGGATTTACTAAAATCAAAGTTGTGGAGTCGATTTTTGGTCAGCGACCAAGGTAAACGGTTGTTAGTCGGGAAAGGTGGTAAACGATGGGGAACTTTAACGGGCCTCACTCTCGCCACCAGTAGTCTCCAAAAAATACTAACTGAAGATGGACAAGCGGAGCGTGATATGCAAAGGATACTTTCAGAACATGGAAGGTAGATTGTGAAAAAGATTCTACTAGCCACCCTGCTGGGTGGTTTTTTTGTGACTGCGTTCGCCGCAGACCCGGACAAACCGCCAGAAGGGATGTACCAGCAACACG